AGAAGACAAAAAATCTTGATAAGAATCTATAAATAAACTATTTTTGTAATTCATTGTTTTCAACATAAGCGTTAAAAAAATGTATCCAGTCATCTAACAGCATGGTGCAAAGTATATCTTCTCTATCATCTTTAGTTATAGCAACGGGAATCTTACCGTTAATATCAGCATCATTGATAGCTTGTTTTAAAGCACCTTTTATATGGCACCTTTTATGACGTTTAGCTTCTATATGTATGACCGGCATGTCAACATCAGAGACTTCAGAGCCTCCAGATCTAGATTGACCTATTCCTCTTTTTGCGTCAAAATCTGTATTGTCTGTAAAGTATTTAGCAAGCTGTCTTTCGAAAGCAGCTCCTTTTATTCTTGCTCCTCGACCTCTCGAAGCCATATCAAGACTCCTTTTGTATTTCAAAGTCAAGTTTTGAACTTTGAGAAACAATATCGACTAGCTTAAAAGCCAAAGCTTCATCTGAATTAAAATAAAAATTTGTTTTGCCTTCAAAATTCTTAGTCCAAAGAGACTTTTTTATTTTTGTTCTATTTTTAATTATATCATCAGTGAGCTCTTTACAATGACTATAATGGTCATTTAAATGGGACATGCTATCAATAGAATTGATATGAGAGCCGTCCATTACAGGTTGGTGATAAAAGAAGGTCGTGTTGGGAGAACAGATTCTGTAATCTGCTGCGCTTAAAATCAATAACCCTGCGCTTGCGCACAGGCCTAATGTGTGAACAACTACGGGGCAAGATATTTGTGTAATAACATCGTATATAGCCAGGGCATCTGTTAAGGATCCTCCAGGAGTATTTAAAAGAATTGTAATTTGCTGCTCTTTATCTAACTCTTCAAGATGCTTTAATTGGCTTATTAAAAGCAAAGCAGAGTCTTGATTAACTTCGGTAAAAAATGGAACGGACCTAGTATCTGCACCAAAATATTTTGGTTCGAAACAGTTCCAAGACTCGAAATCGTTAGTCATTAATAGCTGAGAGATTAAATTTTGCTTCAGTTGATTCATTTTTTAGCTTTCGTAAAAGATTTTTTGCTTTAGATAGGCAGGAGTAATTTTTGTATAATCAGTATAAGGTATCTCTAGGTAATCATAACCTGCATCGATTAGCATTGTTTTTTTTCTGTTATCACGGTACTGAATATTATTGAAATTTTTCTTCTGATTAAAGACAGAATCTTTAGATCCAAAAGATTGCATCTTGTAATGTTGAATGCCGTGGCATTCAATGATGATATTGTATTCGTCTACGTACCAATCTATCGCGTCCATGCGGTTTGGATAAGAAGGAACAAGGTCTACCAAAGGGACTTCTTGATAGCACTGAAGCTGTTTGAAGAAGTTATCGGAAACAAAAATTTCTTTAAGTTTTTTATGAAGCTTTGATGCTGAAGGGTAAGTGTAGTATTGATTTTTCCAGCTTGACCTAGGCATTAAAGTCTTCTCCTATTATAATTTCTTTATCTTTATCAAAACCTAAAACACCTTGGTCGACTAAAAAGTTCAAAAGATCTACCCAAAGTTTATCATCTGGAATATGATGAAACTTGCCTGTAGCGCTTATTTGCTCTAAATAAATCTTACCTGTAGGTTCGTGCAGTAAAGCAACATATTCAGACAAAGATCTTTTAGCTGTCGCCATATGGACCCAAGGGCCACCTTGAAACATGTAGGGTGGTAAGTTTACCCTTGCTCTAGAAGCTATTTTAAAGTCTCCATATTCAGCCATTTTGACACTCTTTCCTTTTCTGACAATGATAATCTACACAATAGGGTTTGGTAACCGTCTTAGTTTGGTAAGACGTATAATATTCAATTGCGTCAATATAATTTTGTTGATGAGCTTTTTTAACTCTTCCGTTGGAAAAGTGTTTGAAAGAATAATTTCTTTGACTCCTATTTCTAAAAGAAGCAGGAGCGGTAGAAAGGTAATGCACTTTTACAGAAATTTGATTCGTCAAATTAGAGTATACCTCTTTAAAAAAAGATATTTTAGCAGAAGATAAAAAATCGTTTTGCTTTAAATGTTCGTCTACAGTAGGGTAAAAATTTAGAATATGAATTTTAGATCTAGTAGACTGTTCAAAAAGGATAATATCAGTTTTATAAGCTATAGAAAAATTATTTATATTATGGATAGGTTCAAAATCAACTGATAAAGGTGTGAACTTGGTGATTGGAAACAAATTGTAAAAGCTATTATACAAGTTAATAGACCAGTTGATTAAATATTGTAAATCATCTAGGGAAGTTAAATTTGGATAATATTTTTTTATATTTTTTTTGACTAGTTCAATAAAAGTTTTATTTAAATCAGTTACTTCATTTTTAAATATCTTTAAATTTAAATCTTTCAAAGAGCAATAAATTAGCAATTGTGAAGGATGGAGGCTGTAAACTGATCCGCCAAAATCACTAAGTTTAGAGCAATATAAAAATGTATTAAAATTTGATTCTTTAACCATTAATAAACCATTTTGACGATCAGGAAAGAAGTGAGACCTGTAATGAAAACTCCTGATAAAGTATAAATGATAGTTTTAGTTTTTTGAGCCCGGTAAAGGCTTTCTTGGAGAGAGAGTTTTTCAGATAAAAAATCATTCTCTTTAACAAGGTCAACAAATCTATCATCTGCATCTTGTTGACAATTAGCAAGCTCTGCTTGGCATTGTTTAGAAAGCAAGTTTAAATTAGCAGCCATAGTCGATTCTATTGAATCGATCTCAACCTTAAGCAAAGCTAGGTCTGGGACTGAAATTAAATAACCTTCGTCAAGAACAACATCGCCAGGTAAATGGTAAGGCGCAGAGATATAATAATTGCCGAGCTTTAATTTAAAGTTTAAAGAATCTAAAGCTAAATTTGCTATTTCTTGATTAGCAGCAAATGCTGGAGTTGAAAAAAATAGAAAAAGAAATATAAATAGTATTTTTTTCATTTAGATGCCTTGCAGATTTCGCATTTTAATTCCAAACAAGCAGCGCGATAGCGGATTATTTTTTGGGAGCAAATTTGATTTTGCTCAATAATACATTCATGTTGAAAAGTTTTTATTTTATTTAAATGTTTTTCACGCAAAGTTTTAATTTGCGACCCAAGCAAAACCACTTGTTTTATTTCTTTAGCACACATTATTTCCTTAGGTTTGGGCTTTGGACTTAAAAGGTACCCAACAAGGATCCCAGAGAGGAAGATGCTTGAAAGAAACATGATGAAAATTTTTAAATCTTGAATTTTCTCTAAAATAACGTTCATTTGAAATTACCTTTCTCTTCTGCCTGCTTCTCATTGTACATAAGCTTTATATGCTTTGACAAAAAGATAGGCTCAACAGAATAGCTATTTCTATAAGCTTCATCGTAAGTTATTACAGAATAAAGAGGCTTAGAGTAATTTGTATTAATTTGAGGTAAAATTAAGTTTCTTTGTATTAAAGCTTTTTTAATTCTATCAATTGAAGTGCCTATATAATTATCTCCAGCTTCAAGATAGTAAAAAGTTTTGTTTTTAAGTATGTAGATACCGAGCGTCTTAGAATCAAGCATTAGAAGTCCTTGTGAGTATTTTTAAAAATTTTAAATCGTGATCTGTCGTGTTTAAAGATTCTATCAGAAAAGTTTGAGTATTTTCAGTAAGAACGTAGACCTCTCCGGAAACCATAGGGGTAGTATCAATAAGAGAGAGAGTTGAGTCGAGGGCATGGATTATAGCAATTCCAGAAATACAATAAAGAGACATATTATGCTGAGAAGTATTCTTGAAATGTAAAGTTCTGTTTTTTTGTAAAACAATTTCTTCACAAGACAACTCGTCGAAAGAAATGAGTTGTTTAGATAGATGGTTAGTCATTTGAATACTCCTCTGAGTTGACCATAATGACTTTCTTACCATCACTAGAAAGGTAGCCAGAAGACTTTAAATCTCTAAAATTCTCTGCATCATTCAAGCAAGAATCAGCATTGACTGGCGTCAAAGAGACAGTTTTTGGATCTAAATCAAGAACAAGCTTGTCTTTGAAACCGCTAATTTTATTTTTAGTAAAATTAAGAAGTAGTCTTGGGTACATGTTACTTTCTTGATCTTTCCAAAATATTTCGCAATGTTCCTTACGATCATGCATGTCATTGTAAACGTGAAATATAACATTAGGTCTATACATCAAAGCGCGCGCATCAGCAAGATCGTCATCTACGGGTAGCTTGATCTTACTGTGATCCATAGGCATGTTCTTACGATACTCTGCTGTAGCTATCATGCAAGCATGGTATTTAATTGTAAGATTTTTCTGCTGATTAGATATAGAAGTCATTCTACTTGATTGCTCAAGATTCATAAAATCCATATAGTTGTGGGTGTTGTCACAAATCATCATTAATTTTCGTTCAGGATAACGATTTCTGTAGTATCGTAAATTTCTTTCCAAGGTGGATAATGTTGCCCCATCTTCACTATCGATGATGACCAATCGCTCACTTTGAATTAGTTCTCTAAAATGCTCATTAGCTTTCTCAAAAGCATGAGTGTATTCTACAGGAAGATCCTTTAAGAAAGAGTTGGGTTGAACAACCATACCGATACTGAGAGGAACCCCTTCGGGGTAGAGCATTCTATATATATTGGTCTTGATACGAGGTTCAATTTGCTCGTAAGAATCATCAGTACTATGAATTAGTACAGTCGCGTTTTCGTCTGATAACGCAACGTCAGTACCAATCATTAAGCAAGTAGCGGTCTTGCCGGAGTTAGCCCTACCACCGACATACATGAGTGCGCCAGAAGACCAACTCATCCCACCATTCATATTGTTGGCAAAGCTTTCAAAATAATTCATTTTGAAACCGGCTGCGGAAAGATCAGTGGAAGCAGAAGCTCTAAGTTCTTGTATTGCATCGAACCTGTTGATCTGATAATTGATACCGATTGAATCTGATTTATATTCCTTTTCAATCAATTCAAGCATTTGTTCATGAGAGGCCATATGAGCCCTAATGTTATCAGGATCTTGGTCTACAGCTCGCATATAGGCTTCTGCAGCTGTTTTTGTTTTCTCTAATTTTTGAGAAAATTTATTCGATCTAATGGCGTTTACATCTGCTAGGATTGAAGAAGTTGAAACTGTAGTGAACTGAGCAAGCTCTTTAATTAAAAGTTCTCTTTTGACTTCTGTTTCTTCAGAAGCAATTATAGGAACCATTTTTTGACAGATTACATCTGGGGTATGGTTTTCTGAAAAAGAATTTAATTGCCATTCAAATGCTGATATTTTCGTTAGATTAAGATAATCTTCAGGAGAGGTTGACTGCTTTAAAAATTCATCTGTGTCTTTAAACTCGGAATCTTCGGGAGGCATCACCACATAAGTGCTTATTCCAGAAGTTGCTTTCAAGATGTTTTCTAGAACTCTTTGAGTAGCAGCATAACCAGCTTGGTCCCAATCAAAGTTTAAGTATAGTTTTCTAACTCCGATTTGCTTCAAGTAAAGAAGATGGGTTTCAGTGAAAGCGGTGCCGCAAACAGAAACGGCATTTTTTATACCGAGTCGATAAAGCTGCATAAGGTCGCCAGGTCCTTCAACAACATATAGGCCATATTTTTTAGCATCTCTATAAGCTACGTCTATGCCCATGAGCGCTTTGTTCTTTTTATAAATCGTAGACTCTGGACTATTGGTGTACTTTGGTATACTAAGGGTTTCAAAGTTTTGATTTCGGCAAATAAAACCAACAGTCCGTTTTGCATGGTCCTTGATGGAAAACGTAACCTTGTTTGAGCCAAAATAGTCTACGAATCTAGTGCTAATTAAATTAGTATTTGAAATATAGCTAGAATCCCAGCCCTTTGATACAAGTTTTGCAACTAGTTCATCCTTGTCAAGGGAGGCTGCTGGAACAAAAGTTTGAATCCAATTGCGTTGAAGCATGTAATCGTTGTCGTTTGGGTTTATAGTAGCCATTATATCTGAGATATCTTGAGCCAGCTTAAATAACTTGATTCGCTCTTTGTCTTGCTCTGACAAGACGCCTGGAGAATAAGGTATATCAAGCATGTCACAAAGTGTTGGTATTGTGATTAACAGCCAATCTGAACCTGATAAAGGCAATTGGTCAAAATGCTCAGCGCAAGTGAATATATCACCATAAAAACCGCAACTGAAACATTTAACGGTCTCGTTGTTGGTTCTTGGGTTGAGACCCATGCTAGGTGTTTTATCATCATGAGAAAAGCAATTGAACTTTTTAGATAGATCTAAATCTTTACCTAGTTTCATTTGAAGGTACTCAGGAAGCTTGGATCTTAATAGTGTGATGACTTCGTCGGTATCAGTTATATACATTTTTTTAATCTTTATTTAGTTAATATTTTTTTGGGGGGGGTCTTTTAAAGAGTTGTTAGAAACTTTAATGAATTTTACATTTAGGGGTGAAAGGTCTCTTATGGAAAAGAGACCTAAATATGATAAAGAAGATGCAATAGAGTTGTTGAAATTAGTGACAAACTGATTCAAAGTAGTTTCAGGGTATTGTTTAACACCTTGCTCCCCTTCAATATGGGTGATGGTTTTTTTATAAAAAAACTCTTGTTGAAAAGATTCAGAAGCCTTACCTCTGTAATTTTTATATCTGTATTGATTTTTAAAGAGCGTACCAAAAGAAATTTTATTGAAAAACTTTAAAAGTTTTGATTCTTTCCACCCATGGCTTTCAACAGTTTTACTAAGTAAATTTCCGAGCATGATTGCATCCGCACCTGCGGAAAGATACTTTACTGCGTCTCCAGTATTTCTTATTCCACCGTCTGCGATTATGGTAACGTTATCTTTTATACCTTGAGTATAAAATCCAAACCAAGTCTCATAGACAGCAGAAAGATTTGGAACGCCGCAACCAGTAACTGTTCTAGTTGTAGAAGCTGAGCCGGGGCCCATGCCGACTCTTATATGAGAGCAGCCTGCTCTATAAACATTGTAAGCTGACTTATAAGTAGCTACAGTTCCTGACATTAAGTTATTGCACCAAGAAACGTTTGAATACTTATTATAAACTTTATAAAGCTCAACCATGTCTCCATGAGCAACATCAACGGAAATATTTATAGAAGCATTAGGTTTATTAATTTTTATCCAATCATTTAAAAATGAAAAATATGTGATGCTAGCACCTACTGAAAACCAATAATTTTCAGAGGAACTGTAAAGCTCTAAAGAAGTGACAAGGTGCTTTTCGTCAAGGTACCTGCAGAAAACAGGTGCCTGGTTTAATTCTAAAAACGTTTTAGCAAACTCAAGACCAGTGACGGTGTCCATTGGGCTGCTATAAATATAAGTAAAATCTATATCTGCATCTGACCTGCTTTTTAATACCCCAGCACGCGGTTGGAGTAAAACATCATCAGTTGAAATCTTGACTTCACCGTTAAGAACTGAATCGTTATGTAAAAGATGGTCTTTTGATTTCATAAGAAGTCTTTTAACATTTCCTTGTCGGTGCAAACATTCTTATAGTCGCAGAAACGACACTGCCAATCACCTTTTTCGACAGCTTTGACGATACGTTTTTTGCCCTCCTCTAGTTGCTTTTTACGCTTCTCGTACTGGGTTGTATCTGTCTTGCTTAGGAGACCTTTGTCATAAAGGTCAGTGATCTTTTCTTCTGAATAATTCAATTCATAATCAGGAGGAGGTATAGATATTGTTTCAGAACCAACAGAATCTGAGACTAGCTTGTAAGCCTCGAGTATACTTTGGATAGTAATGCCTGAATTAATCTTCTCACCAAGGATTGGAGTGTGACCTTGATAATAAATGTAGTCTAGACCATCCTCTTCTTGTTCTACAGTGACCAAATATTCTGCATACCTGCCTGTATCTCTAGCCCCGTAAGTAAGCAGGCCTTCACCAAATTCTTCATTATTATTAGCGTACCACCACTGATATATACCTAATTGCATCAAGTGAGAATCTCTAGGAGTGCCAATGAGATTTTTCTTATATTGAGACTCTGTACCGAGTACAGTATTAGCATTGAACCCATAAACGGATTTGACTTCTACAATATGCATTTTGGTGGTTTCTGGATTGATTACAATTAGATCAATTTTACCAGAAACATTATATTGAGGAATGTAAACACTAGTTTGACCAGCAATAAAGACGCCGGACTCTTTTGCCATGTTTACGCAATAATCTTCATAAAGCTGGCCTTGTATCCAAATCCAGCGCAAATATTTACTTGGAGCAAGCTTGTTTTCATGAAGGACATTTATTAAAGGTTCAAGATGTTCATACTTCTTGTCAAAGTAATAGCTATCTGTAGCGAACCTGAAATAAGATTGCCTTTTACACTTTCCAATAACCTGTCCTTCAATAATTGAAGTAGCTGAAGAAGGCCAAAGCGTAGGTGCTTTTTGTTCATCAAGTTTTGGGCGTTCAAGGTATTTTGAAATATGTTTAATAAAAGACCAAGTCATTAATTATCCTCTAAGTTTATTTCTGCTTCTTCATTTTCAGCTTCAGCTTTTTGTAATTCGAATTGCTTTTTAATCTCTGCGACACGTTCATCTTGAAAAGTTTGGAATTTGTCGCCCATTTCAACCTCCATGCCTTTTTCTTCTAGTTCTTGGTAAAGATACTCTACCAGTAGAGAAAGCTGAATCATTGAATTGAAATTATAATCAATTCGAGCTTCCAAAGCTTGAGTTAGTGGAATTAAGAATCCGAAAGGTACAGACTGCTCTTGCATTTCAGGGTTTAGTTGTTCTTCTGACATTTAAATTACGCCTTTTTTTGTGGGTAAATGGGATCCTAAATAAATAGGATGTGAATCGTTAAAGTTGGTGTTACCTTCTGAGTCTTGATAGATGACTGCGTAGCCATTCATTGCATTTTTGAATCTCAAATCTGCCCTGAATTGATAAGGTAGTTTGTGAGCCATAGCGCCTTGCTCGATAAGCATCTTTCCAGCCACTATGCCTTTATACACTTTATGTGTATGGCCTACTACAATAGAATCAAAATCATCTTGATCCATTCTGTTAGAAAAATGGTCAAGTAGTTTTACTACTGTAGCGCCAGGGTACTTGCTTGCAAAACCACTTGGATGCGTAAAAATAGTTTTACCAATTCGCACGTACCAAGAGTCATTTTTTTGATAATGGACATTAGAAAAATCGTGCATTTTTTCTAAATCTCCAAATGAATTTAAACGCTCACCATTTGCTATTCTGCATAATAGGTCAGGGCGATAAACGTTCATGACATCTGAAGATATTCCACTATTTTTAATGGCACGAGTAGTACGATAATCATGATTCCCTGAAACCAAAACAACCATAGGGAATTTACTGGAAAGGTAATGAACTAAATCAAAAGCTGCCTTGTATTCTTTTATTGCTGCAATGTTTTTACTTTTAGAAAAAGTACTAAACATGTAAGCGTCCAAGATGTCTCCGTTTAAAACAACGATATCAGCGTCTTTATGTTGTTCTAACGCAATTTTCATATCTTCCCACAAGAAAAAGGGGATGTGAAGATCGCTGAAAGATATGATCTTTCTTTTTTTACTAGTAGTAAGACCCAAATCAAGTTTTTCGCTGCTCGACCTAAACTCTTTAGCGGCGTCTATAATGGAGCGCCAAGCGTTATCGTATTCTGGAATTGTTGATTCAGAAATATTATCTCTAGAAATCTTAGTCCTAACAGCATGAAAGGTTCTTTTAACTGGGAAGCCAGGAGTTCCATTGGTATGCTTTAAAGAGATTAATTCAGCTATTTCTTTAAAAGTTTTTTCACCTGTAAAGAGTTGCAATAAATATTCTTCTTCAGGGGTCCATCTCATATCTACACCTCGTATAGCACAATTGAATTTAAAATTAATTTTATATCAGGTTCTGTACGTTCTACTTTGACCTTGCAGCAAACAATGTCAGTCTCTTTAAGATTGAGTTTAGAAATTTTAGACCACATTTGAGGAAAAATAACAATTTCTGCAGTAGCAGTTTTGTCATTGATTTCAATGAAGGCCATATTCTTACCCTTCCTAGTGACTATGTTCTTTATGGAAAGTATGACGCCAGCAACGTTAGCATATTGCGATTCGTTTAGAAATGAAATTTTATCGCTATTAATTTTAATTAAATCCATAGGGTGGCCTCCAATATAGCACCCTATGTAATTTGCTTGATCTAAGATTTCTTTCATTCCAAGCTCTACAAAATTATCTTTTAATAATTCTGGAAAGTCAGTTTTTTCTTTAGATTTTAAAGTAACTTTTTTTTTCAACTCTTGGTCTTCGAGAGGTTCAAGCTCTGAAGAAAGAATATGAAAATTATCCATGTCGCCTTCTTTGATCTTATCTTTATCAATTCGATTTTGAATTTTTTTTAATTCTTTTCTAAGGAAATTTCGTCTTTCTATGAGCGGAATGATCCTAGCATTGTAAGCATTTCTTTCGATTACGTCTAGTTCTCTTTGTTTATAATCCTCCATACTCTTAACATAAGAGTATATTTGAGGACATTTTTCAAGGAGATCTGCTCTATCGTAACCAAGCTTGTCGAAAGCCCCTGCTTTGACGAGAGCTTCGAAAGTTTTTGTATTTACTTTTTGCAAATTGACGCGGCTAACAAAATCTTTTACAGATTTAAAAGGTGTTTTTTGTCTAGCTTTAATAATCATTCTTGCTGCTGTGCGACCAACATCTCTTATTGCATTTAAACCAAAATAAATTTCTTTGTCTGCAATGGTGAATTCAAATCCAGACTGATTTACATAAGGTGGATTTACAGTCACATTAAATTTTTTAGCTTCTTCAATGTATTCTGGGGCTTTAAGAGCCCAGCTTTTAGGTTGCAAAGTTTTGCTTCGTGTAGACATTAATGCTGTGAAAAATTCTACAGGATAATGTGTTTTCATGTATGCGCTTACATAGGTAAGTATGGAGTAGCTAACACTATGTGCTTTGTTAAAACAATTAGAAGCGATTGCGCCATTTTCTAAAACAAAGTTATGATTTCCTTCTAGAGAGGTTACACCAATATCGTATACTTCTTGTTTTCCGATATATTCTTTTGAAATTATCTTCATAGATCAATCACTTATCCTAATTGTAAGGTCGCTAAGCTTCAAGGGTCTGGTAAACCCTCGTTGAGAGGTTTTTTGAAGACTTATTGATTCGACTTGTTGTTTTAAATCTATCAGGTCTGAAGCATAAATGGTTGAGCTTTCAAATCCGTCAAAATTAAATCTGTTTTGATTGGTTTCAATATTTGAAGAATTGAAAAAATTACAGAATTTTGGGGTTTCATAGGTTGCGACTATACGCATTTAAATTCCTTGAGGTTTTGTTATTTATTGTAGTGAATTTTTTATATATAAAAAAAGGGGTAGCCCGCTAATGCGAACCACCCCTCAAAAACAAGAGATTACTTTATTTGTTACTGTATATTGGTTTTGATTAAATTGATTGCCAACCAAAAGATGACGTGCCTACGACTTTTATTTTTTGCCCTGCAGTAAGCGTTGTGCTACTAGCGGTAGCTCCGTCAACCTGACTATCAGAAGCAAAAGTTATAGTATTGGAACCAACATTTTTAATCACGTATTCTTTAGAAACCATATCAGAATCATCTGAAGCAGGAAGGGTGCAAGTTTTATCAGAAGAAACGTTGAAGAAAACAATATGATCATCACCAGTAACTTGATAGTTGTCTGCTTTTATATCTATTTTTCTTCTAATTCCGTCAGTTTCTAAAAGGCCGTTAATTAAAACATCGCCATCAGCAGTAATATTACCGGCAGACGCTAATACAAGATTATCTCCAGCTGCTATCTTGACGTCGCCACTTGCAGAATTTAAATTTAAATCTCCAGAGGTAGATTTAAGATCGTTGCCATTTAATTGCAAGTTGTCAACGCGAAGATTTAACAATCCAGTGAGTTGGCCACCAGTTAAAGTAGCAGTACCATCTGTAAGAGTAGACGCTGTTAAGCTGTTAATACTTGCAATATCACTGCTACCATCGAGAACAAGAGCTTTGTTTGCGGCAGCAGTACCATTAGTAATATCGTCAATTTTTTCTGCATCTGCTTCAGTAATTACAGCGTTGGTTCCGAGAGTAAGTTGACCAAAAGTAACACTATCAGTTGTACCTACAGCTTGACCGATAGCAATACTACCATCAGTAATAGTAACACCAGTACCGCCAGAAACATGAGCTCTTACTTCAGATGCACTTGGACCAGTGTAAGTAAATGCACCAGTAGAGGCGTTATAAGCAAAGCTTCCATCTCCACCTGCATCAGTGGCTGAGATGGCTCCTCGTGAGTATATCTTCAATACTGAGGCTGCCAGCTTACTGTTAGTTCCATCGGCTCCATCGTCTACAATGAACAGGTCGTCATCCATTAAAACGGCACAATTATTAGATTCGCCATCGATTTCAAGAGCACTAAGGGCAACTTTACCTGCGGTAAAGATTTGACTTAGTTTACTGTCAGCAATAGACCCTTCAAGCTGGGAGTTAGTTATGGCCTCTGATTTTATTTGAACCATGCCGTTTGAAACAGAAAAATCGTCAGAATGAAAAGACGCTACACCTTTAATTGAGCCAGAAGCATCATCGGCATTAATGGTAATAGTATTGTTTGAAACAACAGTACTTATACTATCTCCACCAGTAAAGGTGATTGATTCGCCTAAATTGACAGCATCAGAGCTGCCAGAATCAGCTGCTAGATTTAGTGTGCTGTTAGAAAGCTTTGCGTTTTCGATGCTGCCTGCAAGCTGTGCATTAGTGATAGTTCCAACAAGGCTTGCGGTAGGGTAATTGGTTGCATCTGCAAGATCAAATGCTGGGGTGGCATCAGAAGCACCAAGCGCCAATGAGACACCACCAAAACTTATAGTACTGTTAGAGAGCTTTGCGTTTTCAATACTCCCAGCAAGCATAGCATTTGTGATGCCAGCATCTTTTACAGAAATGGTAAGACCAGTGCTACCATTATATGTAGTACCAGAACTAAGCTTAATACTGCTGTTATCAACAGCGAGACTGCTTAGATCGGCTCCTAAAGAAATTCCAGAAATAGTACTATTCGCAAGTTTTGCATTGGCAATGCTGCCAGCTAGTTGCGCATTTGTAACTGTGCCTGTTAATGAGGTAGTAGGCAAGTTAGTAGCATCGGCAAGATCAAAAGCAGGTGTAGCGTCAGAAGCACCCAAAGCGAGTTGAACACCACCGAAAGAAATAGTGCTGTTAGCTAGCTTAACGTTTTCAATGGAACCTGCTAACATTGCATTTGTAATACCAGCGGCTTTAACTTGCAACTCGTTAGAAGTAGAATCAACTTCTATTGAGCTATCGTCGACTTTAGCATTAACAGTAACAGAGCTTCCTAAAGATACAGAGCCACCAGTTTGTAACCCACTTCCAGCAGTAATTGTTACTGCTGAATTTAACAACTTAGCATTCGCAATGCTGCCAGCAAGCATTGCATTTGTAACGCCTTCAGCTTTTACTCTCAAAGTATCAGAATTAGTTTCAATAGAAGAGTCATCAACATTGACTGACAGTATCTGTCCAGCAGAAAGATCTAGACCATCACCAGCTACAGCTGACTTTAATCGAAGTCCGGTAGAATCTTCAAGTGCTGAAGCTGTTGCTAATTGAACAGCCGAACCAGAAACTTTATCTCCAGCAGTAATTGTATTAAGTTTTGAATCTTCAATGGAACCAGCTAGTTGATCGTTGGTAATAGTACCAACAAGGCTCGAAGTAGGGTAGTTTGTAGCATCTGTTAGATCAAATGCAGGAGTTACGTCAGATTGACCAAGGTCTAAAGATACGCCACCAAAACTTACGCTATCATTAACAAGTGAAACATTAGCAATTTGACCTGCAGCAAAAGTAATCGTACCAGCAGAAACATCTAGAGTTTTGCCTGCGCCAATAGTGATATCAGAAGTTGCAATAGAGACACCATCGATTGCACCACTATTTATATCTACATTGGTCATTGCTTGGCTAGCAAAATCGATAGCACCAGCTGCTTCAAAAGCACCAATCTTGGTGGCTGTTAAAGTGTCGGCTACAAAAGTGAGATCTGCACTATCTGAAAGCACACCATCAGTACCTGCAAATACTACTTGTGTAGCTGTTAAATCATCTGCAGTTAGAGTTTTAGCTCTTAAATCAAATGCACCGACATCTACATCTGAGGCAGCGCCTTGCAGGATAGCAAGTTTTTGTGCTGCCGAAGTAGAAAAGGTACCTGCAGAAACGTCCAAAGTTTTACCAACACCAACAGTGATATTTGATGTTGCAATAGTAGTACCATCAATAGTGCCGCCATTGATATCAACAGAAGAGAAGGAGGGAGCGCCACCACTTACGGTAATATCATTGCCAGCGATAGTAACGTTACCAGCAAGCAAGGTGCCAGCAGTAATAGTGCTGATGCCTGTTATATCTTTATTAGTATCAAGCACAACTGCTTTACTAGCGGAAGCAGTACCAGCAGTAACGCCATCGAGTACATTCAACTCGGCTGCATCTGCACCTACTACAACTCCAGCGATCTTAAGGTCGCCAGCAGCTGGAAGGTTTAGTTTAGCTTGCAAGGTGCCGTCAACGCTGCCACTTCCATTAAAATCGACAGTAGTGTCTCCGGGTGCGTCTTGATTGCCTTCAAAAAGCTTCCAGGTTGCATCATCAGCGTCACGAACAAGACCGTGGTACTTAGGCGTACCGTCAGTGTCTTCTACACCATATAAGCCAATATCTGCACTGGAGGTACCAGCACCAGTATTAATTTTAGCAAGCTTAACCATCGGTTCCTCAACGCTAAGCTTGTCTACGGTAACTTCTGTAGCATTTCCAGTAACGGTCAAGTTGCCTTCAATTACAACATTGCCTTTAGCAGTCATATTGACGGTTTGGACGTCTTTCCATGGTACTATTGAGGTACCTAAGGTATCTTGTCCGCCTGCTGAGAAGTCCCCCCCAGTAGGGGCGTCTTTTTGTCTTAAGCTAGAAGCCATAATTTAATCTCCTGTGTAAAATTTTTTAGTTTCGATATCCTGTAAAGATTGAATCACCATTAGTGGTATCTACTTCGAAATGGGCGTCTTCGTGTGTCTTGGCTTTGCAGCCGTAAAAAATGATGTCACCTGCGCCACTATTGGTTATAATATCGGCCATGTCAATTTCGAACGGACCGAGATGTGAGCTAATTTTTATGGTTGAAGGCATGATGACAGAATAAACACTAGAACCATGATCTTGCTGCTCAAATAGTCCACCGTCTCTTACTTCTAGGAGGTCAATGTTGTCAGCATTGTTTTTGGCTTGTGTATCAAGTTGAGTGACTGCAGTTTTTAAATTGGTTCCATCAGCATAGTTAGCATCAGCTATAACAGTGTAAGTGCCATTACTATTAAGTCCAATTGCGGTTTCATGCGTGTGGGATAATGCTTGAAGAGCTGTGATATCAGTATCATTCGAACTGATGTTGCTCGCATTGGAGGATATACCAGAAGTATTCGTGCTGATGTCACCATCATTACCTGTAATCTGACTCTGTAGACTCGTGAGCGTTGAAGCGTGAGAAGACTGAGTAGAGGTAAGGCTGTTAATGCTCGTTGTGTGAGATCCGATACTGCTAGTATTGGAGGCTACATCTGTTTCAAGATCATCAATGTCGCTCTCAGCAGCAGTCATCCTGGTACCGAGATTTGATATATCCGTATCGTTTGAACTGATGTTGCTTTCAGCAGAACTTATACGAGTCGTAAGACCTGCAATGTCAGTATCATTACTTTGGATGGCGGCCAAGTTAGAGGCTATATCAGAGTCATTCGCACTGATGTTACTAGCATTAGTGCTGATTGAACTGGCGTTGGTACTGATACTCGATGTATTAGTAGCCACATCAGACTCTAGGTCATCTATATCACCTTCAGCCGCTGTCATCCTGGTACCAAGACCTGCGATGTCAGTATCATTACTCTGAATTGCCGCTAAGTTGCTAGTGATGTCTCCATCATTTGCTGTAATTTGGGTTTGCAATCCAGTAATTGCAGAGGAGGTGCCTAATTCAGAAGCAACATTAGTTGCTAAAGTTGAATCTGAAGAAACAGAAGAGATGAAACTAGCGTTTGTGCTTAATGAACTAGCAATAACGCTGTTAACTGCATCTGCTCCAGCAGCTCCAGTTGGGCCCTGGATACCAGTGTCTCCAGTGTCGCCTTTAGGTCCGGTAGGGCCGGCAACACCCTGTGGGCCAGTTGCTCCTTGTATTCCTTGCGAACCAGTTTCGCCTTGAGGTCCAGCTGGACCTTGAAGACCTTGATCCCCTGTTTCACCTTGAACACCTTGAATGCCTTGTTGACCAGTTTGGCCAATTGGACCTTGCTCTCCTTGAGGACCAGTACTTCCTGCTGCACCCTGAGGGCCGGTTGAACCTTGGTCTCCAGTGTCGCCCTTAATGCCTTGGGCGCCTTGAATTCCGTCAGAACCATCAATGCCGTCAGAACCAGCAGGTCCAGCTGCGCCTTGAGAGCCTGTTTGTCCAGCAACGCCTTGAATTCCTTGAATTCCTTGATCGCCAGTATCGCCTTTTACGCCTTGAGGGCCTTGTATGGATCCTCCAGAGACAAAAACGCTCCCATCATGTATGTGGAGGGAATCATTAGATTCAACAAGATAAGCATCTCCTTGAGTGGGAGATGAAATAATGCTTAGCGCATTTACATCAGCTACGGAACCTTTAAAGGTAATCCCTGTGCCTGCGGGTCCT